AATTACAAAAGGTGATCGTAAAAAAGGTGTGGGCAAAATAAATAATGTACCTATTCTAGTTGGTCTGGAACTGGGTGACATTGTTAAATTCAAAACCAACAAAGAAGGGATAACTTATGGATATAAATAAATGGAAATCGGTGGCCGTGAGAAAAAAATCACACACCTTATTGCAAGCGTTATGTTTAAAGGAATATCGTAAGCCTGCAGAGTATATAGAACTTCTGATCGATAAAGAAGTTGTAAGAAGAGCGAAAGAGAGAGGTATGACTCCTGATGCTTATCAGACTAAAATAATGAAGGATATGGAGAAGAATGGTGGTAAAAATGGCAGACGAAAGTAATTGTAGTATTTGTAGTGGCAATCATTATGTCGCTAAAGTAAAACCAGTGGGTGAGCCAACTCTTTACTTGTATTCCGATGAAAATAACTATATCAATTGTCCAATATGCGTCACAGAAAAAGACGAGACCACGGACAACGGACCAGCAGCGGAATTCAAATGATAGGAGGCAGCTTCATCAATGAGTTACCATCATCGATCTTCCAAGGAACTGTCTCCTGTCAGAAACAGGAGCGATGCATACAGAATACGAGTCAAAACCGACTAATGCTGAAGGACGATTATGGAAAGCTGTCATCTACAGAGCTTTCGATGATATTTTCTATAGGGGTATTGAACATACCCTGGTAGTAGCAAAGAAGACTGCTAAGTCATGGTTCTTAAAAAATAGTGAGGACTTCAAACTTGTTTGCATGTTTGCTTCGTACGAGCCCGAGTACATTCAAGATAAATTTTATAAATTAAAAGTTAAGAAAGAGTATGAATATACACAACCACAAATAACTTATTTAAAACAAAGGGAGCGATATTTAAATGACAATAGAAGGTGATTCAGGAGATTATGATTTATTATCAGCGTGGTCAGACAAAATAGCAAAAAGATTTGCAAAAAAACCAGCCATATTAACAGCAGAAATAGGTGTACGTAAAGGCCTTGGTTCAAAATTAATAATGAATTACGTAAGAGGTGCTTACAAAAATGCACATTTTCACATAGGTATTGATCCATATGGTGATCTTAAATACGAGCATTATGATAAAGGTGAGGCAGTAACCATGGATTATAACCAAAAAATGTTAAGTGAATTAAAAAAAGATTTTGCAGAAGAAAAAAGATTTACGTTGTTTAATACTACAGATGAACATTTTATGGATAAGTATTTTTGGGGTGTAGAATTCTTTGATGAAGGTAAACAATATTTGATAAACGAGTATGCGCTCGTACACTTTGATGGTCCACATAAAACATCAGATGTGTTAGTTGAAGCTGTATTTTTTGCTAAACGATCTGCACCTGGGTCAGTATTTATTTTTGACGATTGGAAGACTTATAAATCATCGGTAGTTAGAGATTGCATGAGAGAGTTTGGTTTTGAGTTTATTTCTAATGGTCAAAGAAAAATGGTAATGGAGAGAACAGATGGTTGATACACAATGGAAGGAAATTAGTGCTGAAGAATTTGCAGCTAATCCTAAAAAAGATCCTGAGAAAGAGGCATTGTACGCAGAAGTCAAAAGATTAAAAAATCTTAATGAAAAATTACAAAAAGATATTCATCATAAAGATTTAGAAATTGGTAGACTTATGTCAAAAGTTAAAGTATAGAATTAATAGTTTTTTTTCTTAATCGAAAAAACTCCTTTCTTGAGGGTGCCAAAGCTAGCGTGGAGGCACCCTTGCATATCATTTAAAAATCATTATAGTATTGTCTGGAGCACCGGATCCACCACACCACTCCGGTGTTCCTAATGTTTCACGTGAAACTTTTTCTTCCCTATATAGATACTTTGAAGTATACACAGCTTAAAATTGTTTTTACCCTAATAGTACCCAGAAACACAGAAAACAGACTATTATTGTTGTATATCAACGATAATATTGTCATGATACTACCCAGAAAGAACACAGAATTTCATACTACTAGAGGACTGGCAACCTTTTAGTTGCTGTGTTATATATTTAGTTATAATAATCTATATTAGGAATCAAAAGTGAATAGAACAGGTTTAACCATAGCTAATAGCAAGAAAACTCACTTGCATTTAACTCCAAAGCAAAGAACATTTGCTGAGGTATATGTAGCTAATTATCCAAATATCACAAAAAAAGAGGCAGCTAAACAAGCAGGTTATTCCGAGCCCACCTGCGAGAAATGGGGATCTGTTCTGACTAATCCTGAGAAGTCACCTCACGTAGTATCTTACATTGAAGAGATGCGAGAAAAGGGTATTGCACATTTTAAAGACTTCTTGAGACATTTAAAAAGACTTGATTCAATGTCCCGTAAAGCAGAGGAGAAGGGGCAGTTTTCAGCAGCAGTAAACAGCGAGTTCAGGCTGGGCCAGGCAGCAGGTTTCTACATCGACAGGAAAGAAATCAAAACACAGAATTTATCAGCATTGAGTAAAGATGATCTAATTAAATCTATTGAGGAGCTAGCAGATGAACTTGGCGAGAAAAAAACTGTCGAGATTACAGCAGACGAAGCTGAAATCATTGAAGACGAAGTATCAGAAAACTAATCGTTTCACAGATTTTTTAGCGGTTTTAAATTTTATAGATAGCGTAGGTCATATAAGTACACATGTAGGAGAGGTCAAAATTAATGCGGAAGAAAATTAAAATTGGTTACGACAGTGTTGATATTAAGTTTATAGATTTTAAAGATAAATCTATGATGGGTGAGTATGATTCAGCTACTAAGACTATAAGAATTAAAAAAGATTTACAGCCAGTTGAGAAAGGTAATACTTTGTTTCATGAAATCATGCATGCTGCCTTAGACTTTTCAGGTATGTCTGGTGAAGGTGGTCCACTTGATAATGAGAAAAAAGAAGAGCTTACAGTAAATGTTTTGACAAATGCGTTCGTGCAAGTTATCAAGGACAACAAGTGGTTCTTACCTTATCTTGAACAACTCATTAATGGAGAAAAAAATGTCACTTGGTCCAGAGGCAAAGTTATGGCGAGACGTAAGAAAAGCATTAAAAAACGTACACGCAGTAAGAATTGAACATAGATATTTACCTGGGATTCCTGATGTAAATTGTTGTTATAAAGGCTTTGAGTTTTGGTTAGAACTTAAGGTAAGTAAAGGTAATTACATTGGACTGTCTAAGTTTCAAAAAGCTTTTATTAACGAGAGAACTAAACATGGAGGCAAAGTTTTTGTCTTGGCCCGACCCCTCACGGGTTCGGTCATAAAGGTTTTCGATTCTGCTACGTTGGACCTCGATCCGAAATCCCGTAATCCCGTTATGGAAATCGATCAACCCTATGACTTTACTAAGTTACTGGAGCTGGCTGCCAGCGCCGGATCCGAAGATGTAGCGTAATCACTAAATCCCGTGTTCCCGTTCCCGTTGTCCTACCACATGTTGTGGTTTTTTAAATACATCAGAAGCAACGTCCGCGGGCCCCGCGCGAGAATCTGGTGAACATTTCCAATATGTGGTTTCCCGTGATGATGTCAGACACATCTGCTTGTAGTTTTTGTTTAATGAAATCAGGATCTGGCCATCCAGTCCCCAGGAAGCTGTGCTGGTAATCCCATTCCCGTTATCAAGGAAAACCTTATCCTCTCGGTGAGGTTAAATAAAAACACCGGATCTGGCAGGTCCTGGTGTCAGCTGGAGCTCTTGACTTTTCGGGCAGGATAGATTATATACGTGATGGTAGCTCATTAAGATTTCATACATTTCAACTGTGTGGCTCCTGTTTCTTGGTGGGCTGCCGTAAGGAGGATTCCCGTTCCTATGTTGAGCGCAATGATATTTATAGGTTTTTTATGTATGCTGGGCAGCGGCCCTGGCCGCCTGGCGTTTTTGCTGATCCTTCAAATTTTACTTTGGTCAAATTTTAATTAATTTAGTTCTTGACTTTTTTAAAACACATCTTATATTCATGGGATAACAAAGGAGTCATATGAACGAAGAAGATATAAAAAAACTAAAAGACAAGTTCTTTAAATCTTTTCCTATAGAATTCGTTGGAGTTCTAGGGAAACCTGATACAGAGTTTGAATTTAATTCATTAGATGAATTTCATTCATTTGCAAATTTTTCTGGGCAGGATTGTTTTAAAGCACATAGAAAATCAAAACAAGAAATGCCTAGCTTGTTTTTAATACCTTACAAAAAATCTCAAGTGCAAGAAAGAGGGAGTATGCTTTTTGAAATGGGAAGAAAAACAGGGGTTCTTTTGGAACAGGGCAAAGAACATGAAAACCAAGTAATTACTATTGCTTGTAGATTTACAGATACTCTGTCTAAAGAATTAGCAAGTAATATAATTAGTGGTATGCTAGACGACTTTAATGCAAAGTATTACGCTTTTTGTAGTGAGGTCTTTATGGTTAAGAGTGAAAAGGGTATTCAGATAAACCCTAACATTATGCCTAGTCAACACCCTAAAAGAGTTGAGGCATTGATGATCAACAGTTGTAGTAACAAAGAACAAATCCTTACAACCAAAACAATTGATAAAGATACTTTGAGTAAGAGTGAAGAGACTAGAGCAGATGTTAGCGATAGTGGTGGTCGGTTCTCTAACCTATTCAAAGAGATAAGAACTAATCAAACAGCACATTAATCAATTTCCCGTTCCCGTTGTACACGCAGGGGGAACGGGTATTTCCTATATATAACAGCACTTTTCCCGCGGGCGCCGGCGAAAAATTGAAGCTGAAAAACACATAAAACATCACATTTTTGAGTTCCCGTTTCCGTAATAGACGCTTTTCCTGTGTTTTTTACAGGTTATAATAAGGATGGGATCTGGCGTTTTTTCCCGTTTTTCCGCAAGAAAGCCTTGATTTTGCTGGTGTTTTATCACCAGAAGCTGTCGGCTGGCGCGGCTGCGAACGCAGGTGCAGATGCGAAGTCATTTGGTCAGCTTTTTAGAACTATTCTAATATAAATTTATTTTTAATCTTATCTTGACTTATGAAATCTTATGACTATATTATAATATGAAAGGAGTTAAAACTTATGTCAAACAATCAAATAGTTGAACTGCAAACTATGATTAGTACAGCAGATAATTCTAATGAGATTGTTGAGAAATTGAAAGCTTACATTGATAAAGTTAAATCAGAAAAGCGAGTAAATTGGCAAATGTTAGCTTGTTATTTAGATGGAAAAATCTTTGAGTTTATACAAGCTAATAGAGGCAATGAGATTATTGACAAGTTTGCAACTGAGTTAGTTGAAGAACTTGGCGAACAATTTAATCTTACTCGACAATTATAATCAGAATTAGTAACAAGCTAATGGAACGAAGGCGTTGAAACACACGCCTTCGTTTTTTTTTATCCAACATCTTTTCCAACCTAAAAAAATCGTAAGCCCACAGCAACACCCCCACCCCCCTGTTTTCCGTTGATGTAACTTAAATAGAGTGTTAAGATGCAAAATATACACAAACATTTGGTGTGAAATACTTATGGATTTAAGCCAGTTACCAAGAGAAAAATTAGAAAAATATAAGCGTTTGTTAGACGCAAAGAAGATTTTGAAAGGCAGATCCGACTTTCTTTACTTCGTTACACAGGTATGGCCTGATTTTATTTATCGTAAAGCATCACATAAAACACAGTGGGGCCACCATCAATTAATAGCTGATAAGTTTGATCAGATAGCAGATAAGAAAATAAATAGATTAATTGTTAATATGCCTCCACGTCATACTAAATCTGAGTTTGCATCTTACTTGTTACCTGCGTGGATCATAGGAAAAAATCCTAAAGCAAAGATCATGCAAGTTTCACATAATGCAGAATTATCACAGCGTTTCGGTCGGAAGGTGAGAAACCTTGTCGACTCTCCTGAATATAAAAAAATATTCCAAAACGTGACTTTGTCTCAGGATTCTAAAGCTGCTGGTCGTTGGGAGACTAATCAAGGTGGTGAGTATTATGCTGCTGGTGTAGGTGGTTCCATCACAGGTCGTGGTGCCGATATCCTAATTATAGATGACCCGCATACTGAACAGAATACAGGATCAAAGGATTCTTTGGAGAAGACTTTTGAGTGGTATACTTCAGGACCAAGACAACGTCTTCAACCAGGTGGTTCCATCATCCTAGTAATGACTAGATGGGCATCAAATGATTTAACAGGTAAGCTGATCCGCGAACAGCGGAACCCAGGTGCGGATCAATGGGATGTGATTGAGTTTCCTGCAATACTACCTAATGATGAACCTGTGTGGCCTGAGTATTGGAGCAAAGAAGCTCTGTTATCCACCAAAGCATCATTACCAATATCTAAATGGAATGCACAGTATATGCAAAACCCTACAGCTGAAGAGGGTGCGATCCTTAAACGAGAATGGTGGCAACCTTGGGATGGTGACAGATTACCAGAACTGACTCATGTAATACAATCCTATGATACTGCTTTTTCTAAAAAAGAAACGGCAGATTATTCTGCTATTACTACATGGGGTGTGTTTACACCTTTTGAAGATTATAAACCTGCGCTCATACTATTAGATGCTTTACGAGGTAGATATGACTTTCCAGAACTTAAGATGGTGGCCTTTGATCAGTATAAATACTGGGACCCAGAAACGGTGATCGTGGAGAAGAAAGCTACAGGAGAACCACTGATTCAAGAAATGAGGAGAATGGGTATACCTGTTATAGACTTTACACCTGTCAAAGGAAAAGATAAACACGCTAGAGTTCACGCTTGTGCTCCAGTATTTGAGTCTGGTCAGGTGTTTTTTCCTGAGGGTGAAAGATTTGCTGAAGAACTTATTGAGGAATGTGCTGCATTCCCATATGGTGAGCATGATGACTATGTCGACAGCACCACCCAAGCTGTGTTAAGATATAGGAAAGGAAATTTTGTAAGTTTGTTTTCTGACGAAGCAGACGAACCAAAAGAAAAAAAGGAGAGACCGAGGTACTATTTTGACTAAAATTCCACCAAAGAAGCCCTACACAAAAAAGAAGTTTTTAGAGCAAACTGAACTTTATATGAAAGGTGCAGCAGGAGGTTTTGACAAAGTAGAAATGCAAAACAAGATTGTAGAAAAAGGTAATATACTTAGAAAGCAAGGAGTCCCAAGAAAAGAAGTTATTGGAATAATTAAAAAAGCTAAACAAAACGTAGAGACGTTATTTAGAAACAGAGCAAAGAGAGATTATAGGAGGTAATATTATGATAGTAAAAAAAAAATTAGCAGGTGGTTTATTACAAACAGGTAAAGTAATAAGAGCAGCAGTAAATAATCCTGGTTTTAAAAGTTTAAGTAAAACTATTAAAAAAACATTAAAAGATACTTTAGAGGATCAAAATTTAGCAAAGACTGCAACCAAGTATGAAAAAGCAAGAGCTATATTAGGAGCCCTAAAAAATTTTACAAAACAAAAAAATTTTCCAAAAAAACTAAGAGATCAGGCAAAAAAAGCTATTACAGAGGTAAAGAAATATCAAACGAAAAAAAGAACTGAAGCCTCTGAATATATGAAATCTAAGGGTGCAACTAAAAACTTTAAAGGTGGATTAATTAGAAAACCAAAATTAGCTAAAAGAGGATTTTAATGGCAGAACAAATTCCACAGATACCAGAGGTTCCATTCGATGAGGGGCCAGAGACAATTAAAGAGACTGTAACTAGTCAAGTTACGCTCAACGACCTGCCACCGCCAGGTGCAATTTTTCAAAGAAAACTAACAGACAGAGAAATAGTAGCTTTAAAAGGTTTTGGTACAGAAACATTAAAATTTTTAAATGAAGTATCTAAAGACATGTTGCCTGGTATTGGTGAGGCTCGTGCTGTTGAATATACTAATCAAGAGATAGAAGGTTTGAAGAAAGCTCTTAAAGAAAGAGACGTACCTGGAACAGTAGTTCATGGTATTGGAGTTCCTTTAATGTCAGCAGGCACATTGCCTTACTGGTTAGGAGGTGGATTTATAGGAGGAGCTGCTGCATTTTTGATGCGTGATATAATCGGTAAGGGTTATAGAAATTTAACAGCTAGATTTAGATCACCACAAGAAGCATTCAGACAAGCAGCCCAACAACCGACTGGTATAGATCCTAAAATATTTGAAAAGCCTGGACAAAGAGAAGCCACCAAGAGAGCGGAGACTACAATTAATAAAAAAAATGTTCCTGTAAAAATTACAGAAAAGTTTAATTATGGTCAGTCTTCATCTCCAGTAAGAACAGGTTTATCTAAATCTCCTAGTGAGTTTCAAGGTTCGAGAACCTATGACGTGTTAGCTCAAACTAATTTTAAAGGTATGAGCACAGATCAGATAGTTGGCACTATGATAGGCTTAATTAAAAAAGGTAAAATTAGTAAAGATGAGCTGTTTGATGCTGGTATTTTAAAACTTGATGAAAAATTAAACCCTGTAGGTGGTGCAATATATGAAATGCCTAAGGAATTAAAACAAGCTTTTGGTAAACAAGATCTTTTAAAAATGTTGCAGGACTCTCCAGCAAATAGGTTAAAAGTTACAAGATACGGAACACCTAGTTTCGATGATGGTTTTTTTGATTTGTATGCTTCCACAGATATTATGATTGCAAATCTTAAAGGCAGTATACAAGAAAAATTATTTCAAAATATAAATGTTGCACAGAGAAGACCGTTATTAGATGCTGGAAATACTTTAGCAGATATACAAAGAATTCTAGATCGCGGAGCATCTAGAGGTAAATTTTTACAGAGCTCAAACGCAGCTCTTACAACTGAAAAACTACAAAGTTTAAGAGAGTTAATTCCGAGTCTTTCAACGGGAGATGCTCAAATAATGAGAGCGCTAATTAATAATTTAGAAAAAGTTAAAAAAAATTATTTAACCAAAGATAAAACTTTCAAAGATGCACCAAGACATGAAGGACAAGGATCAACAAAAGGTGGTGATGATTATAATGAAGTCGTAATTCATTTAGATGAGTCGATAGTTGGTAACAAAGAACCCAGAAGAATTTTTGGTACGCATTTCAATGAGGCTAATCCTGTTGTGTTTACACTACAGAAAACAAGATACAATCAAAAGGGTGATCCTATTTTATTTGCAGAGGAGATTCAGTCAGATCCGATACAAGAGTTGTTTGGTG